GTGAATGACAAGATCTACATCGGCTGTCACATGACGAAAGACGTGAATGACGGCTACATGGGTTCAGGAAAAAGAATCGGGTACGCCATCAAGAAGTACGGCATCGAGAACTTCAAGAAGGAGATCTTGAGTACTCACGATACACCTGAAGAGATGCTTGCCGAAGAAGCACGGCTGGTGAATGAAGAGTTCATCGGACGAGATGATGTCTACAACTTAGCATGTGGCGGTAAGGGTAGCTGGTTCCACGTGAATCAATCTGGAAGAGCTTTACTTGGAAGACAGGCTGCTTGGATAAAATGCAAAGAATTAGCAAAAGACAAAGATTCAAAATTCTATCTCTCAATGACCGATAACCTCATAAGAGGAACTAAGAAAAGAATGCAAGAGATGGCAATGTCTCCTGAAGGATTACAAAAGATGAGAGAATCTTTTGCATATGCTGGGTCAAAGATTACACAAGAAGCAAGAGATCGTGTAGGAAGAATCAACTCAGTCAAACAAGCTGGATCTGGGAATTCACAATTCGGTACATGTTGGATCTTTTCAGATCTTGAAAAACGATCCATGAAGATCAAGAATGAAGATGTTGAGAAGTACCTTTCTTCTGGTTGGAGACAAGGAAGAAAGATGAAATTTTCTGTTGGGGATTAGTGCAATGGTAGAATGACAGCCTCTGAAGCTGTAGACGTCAGTTCGATTCTGACATCCCCTGCCAACGATTGGTCTGATATCCAATGGTATGGATACTTGGCTTTGAACCAAGGTTAGAGAGTTCGATCCTCTCCGGGCCTGCCATCCCTCTTTGGTATAGCTGGTGCGTACGGCGGACTGAAAATCCGTAGGATGCGGTTCGATTCCGCGGGGAGGGACCAACAAGATGGTACTCAGCTTTGGTGAGCGGCGGGGCTTTATACTCCCTGGAGAGTGGTCAGATCGGCTGCAACGGCAGGGTTCGAATCCCTGGAGTACTACCGTAACACGATGTCCCATTGGCAGATTGGCGATGCAGCGGATTGCAAATCCGCGAAGGGCGGTTCGATTCCGCTGTGGGACTCCAACTCATCGTAGAGCTGTCCGCTTAGGTCGGGTCACAGCTGCAATACTGCGATGCTATAGCTCCTTAACTCAATGGTAGAGTGCGGCGTCGACATCGCCGATACAGCAGTTCGATTCTGCTAGGAGCTACATCTGTGCATTAGACTATAAATAGAATCATGAAAACATTCTATCTAGTGTACAAACTGACCAACATGGTCAACAGCAAGATCTACATCGGCTGTCACATGACTAAAAATCTTGATGATGGTTACATGGGATCAGGTAGACGTCTCGTAAATGCCAAAAAGAAGTATGGCATCGAGAACTTCAAGAAGGAAATCTTGAGCTTTCACGAGACCCCTGAAGAGATGCTTGCTGAAGAAGCTCGATTGGTGAATGAAGAGTTCATTGGTAGAGATGATGTCTACAACCTTACAGTTGGTGGTAGAGGAAGTTGGTTCTTCGTGAATCTAACTTATCCAAAAGAAAAAAGGTTGGAAGTTGCTCACCTTGCAGGTAAAGCAAGAGTTGAATGGTTAAGAAAACAACTTAAAGATCCTGAATTTAGACTTCAATATTCAAAAGCTTGTTCTATTGGAGGTAATAAAAGATGGGCTGTTGGTGAAATTCGTGAAAGAATGTTAGGCGGTTTAGCAAGCGCTCGATTAGTTGCAAGTTCTTCAGATTCAAACGAAAAACGAAAATGCACATTTGAAGCTATCAATCACCAGCAAGGCGAAAAGAATTCTCAATTTGGTAGATTTTGGATCACAAATGGAACAGAAAATAGATCAGTAAAGAAGTCAGACTTAATTCCTGAAGGGTGGAGAAAAGGAAGAGTCTTAAAATAATGCCCTTGTACTTCATTGGCAGACGGCTTTCTTGGTAAGAAAGAGGTAGTCGGTTCGATTCCGACCTGGGGCACCTGTAGGGATAAGCATAGATCATACCTCGTTGAGACTCAACAGTTCCGTTACGACCCTCCAGTCTAGAACTTAGTAAGTTCTGCTCAACAAACTCTTCAATGCCAGGCCGGGAGGTCTGTTTTGCTCGCATCGTAAAGTGGCATTATTCTTGTTTCGTAATCAAGAGTCCGAGGTTCGATTCCTCGTGTGAGCACCGGTGGTCGTGGTGTATTGGCTATGCATCTCTGACTGTGAATCAGATGGTACCGGATCGTAACCGGTCGATCACCCCGAAATGGATGCGGCGAAGGGTACCCATTCCCTAGCACGAAAAGCTAAGAGCCACCGTGCCATCCACCAATCAATGCCCTTGTAACTCAGTGGTAGAGTGCTAACCTTGTAAGTTAGAAGTCGACAGTTCGATTCTAGTCCTTGGGCACCACATAACAAACCTCGCCCCCGCTGGCGGAACCAGCACTGTGTCTACGAAGCACGGAAGTTGAAGTTCAACTCTTCTCGGGGGCTCCACATCAAAGGAGATCATCATCATGGAAGTCTTATCCTCGCAGGCCCAAGTTGCTAATCCAGAAGTCTACACATCTCTGGAAGCATTCACGAAGGCTAACATGAAGAAGGTTCTTGAGATCTCCGTTCGTCACGTCTTTCGTGACATCTACGCTGACGATCTAGCTGACGTCAAGCCCTCCCAAGACTACCTCGACTTCATGAACGCTCTTGAGCGAGGCGATCACCTAGACACCTCCCTCTTCCCCCTCTGAATGCTTTCAGGAACTCATCCTGAAAGGTAAGTATGTTACAATATCCAAGCATCATGGGAGCTTCCAAAGCTCCTCTCGGAAAGCCCTGCGTGGCTTTCTACAAGTATGACGGTTCAAACCTGCGCTGGGAGTGGTCTCCCAAGAAGGGTTGGAACAAGTTCGGCACCCGACGTCAGATGTTCGACGCCTCTGCTCCTACCTTCTGCGAAGCCATCCCGATCTTCATGGAGAAGCTAGCAGACGAGATCGTTTACCGCACGACTCAGATCATCAAGAAGCCGGAGCGCATCACCGCGTTCACCGAGTTCTTCGGTGCTTCAAGCTTTGCCGGAAAGCACGTCGAGGGGGAAGCGAAAGAGCTGAGGTTGTTCGACGTCTTTCTCTTCAAGAAGGGATTCATCCCTCCTAAGAGGTTCGTCGAGGTCTACGGTGACCTTCCGCAAGCTGCTCAAGTGATCTACGAGGGTAACTTGAACAAGGAGTTTATCCTTGACGTTCGCTCAGGAAAGTACCCGGTCTTCGAGGGAGTGATCGCGAAGGGCGATGACTTCATGGTGAAGATCAAGACTCAAGAGTACTACAACCGCCTGTTCTCTCTGGGTCTCCCGGAAGATGGCGAGTGATAGGCTTAAGTAGCTGAAGTAGAAACAAACTTTACCGACCTTATCACAACTTGATAAGGTCGGTGATATACCCTAGCCGACGGAATCGGTGCTATCCCTCCGAAGGATGGACAGTGGAGTTCGACTCTCCTCTGGGGTTCCACGTTACCCTCGCTGACGGAATCAGCGTCGAGTTTCCTAAACTTGGTAGTTCCGGTTCAACTCCGGTCGAGGGTTCCAGCAACACCCATCTCCAGACTTCACTCGAAGTCGTCAATCTCCTCCTAAATAGCATCAAATCTTTGAGGTGTACTCAACAAAAGTGTTTACTTTCTTGAAGCACCTGATATAATTACCTCATCAAATCAACCAAAAGGATTCTACCGTGGCTAAAGAATTCGACATGAAGCACTATCTCAGTACCGTTGCTCCTCGTCTTCGGAGCTTCAGAAGTTCTACGAAGAAGGGAAAGATCAACTTCAAGGATCTTGACGGAAACCTCATCATGAGCAGAAGCTCTGATACGTCTTACTGGGAAGATGCATCGTTCGTTCAATACAGTCTGGAGTCCGATGCAAGGATCAAGGGTGTCAAGGTCGTGAACATCGTCGCGATCACTGCTGACACCATCGACTGCACTGTTGATTATCTGAGACACGGGAGGTAAGGTGAAAGCTTACGGTTTGATCGAAGAAAAGGGTCTCAAGGCTGCTCCGCTCTCTCGGAAGCACTGGGACAATGCTGACTGGGTTACCATGGGTCACGGCCGTCGCTCTGGTTGTGCCGTTCGCTTCTACATGAAAAAAGCTGCTCGTGCTGCTGCTAAGCGCGATCTTCTCAAGGAGATACATTGATGCGTTGCTACAAGAAGAAGTACGTGAACACTGGTTTCACCTACACTCCGTTGAAACACTGGAAGCGTCGGATGAACCGTGACCTGAAGAAGCTGGAGGCTGCATGAAAGACACCAGGTCAAGAGACTTCGTTCAAGAGCAATTTCCGAAAGCTCATGCTTACCCTCACTACCGCACCGGTGAATGGCTCATCAGTGACGGCTGGGAAACTACCCTAGGCAAGGGCTCTACCGAGGAAGCTGCGTGGGACAACGCGGTACTTTATTGCGGTGGTCACTAACAAAAGTGTTTACTTTCTTGTAGCTTATGATATAATTACTCCATTCCAATAGGAGGCTGCATGAAATTTTCCCCTTCTCCGCAACAAGCTTCTTTCTTCACCTGGATCACCGATGGCCAAGGTTCTTGCGTCCTGGAAGCTGTGGCCGGTGCCGGTAAAACAACTACCCTGATCCATGCCTTAGAGCTGATGTACGGCTCGATCTTCTTCGGAGCTTACAACAAGAAGATCGCCGAGGAGATCGCTGCTCGTGCTCCTCGTAAAGCAGACGGTGCTCTGAAGGACGGGTTGATCGTTTCTACGATGCATGCTGCTGGCTTCAAGATGTGGCGCAAGGTTGCCGGAAACGTCAAGGTTGATGACAAGAAGTGCCGGACGATCTTCCGCCTCGCTGCTGCTCCGTACCCACACTACCAAGAATTTGAAGGTCAAGTTCTGAAGCTCGTCTCCTACGCGAAGCAATCTGCTCTCGGGGTCGTCACGTCGATCGACGATTACTCTGCTTGGTTGAACCTCATCGATCACTTTGACATCGACACCGTCGGAAACGATCAACTCGTGATCACCCTGGCGAAGAAATTGCTGCAAAAGTCCATCGAGCAAGATCACACCGTGATCGACTTCGACGACATGATCTACGCACCCCTCGTTCACAAGGTCAAGGCTCCAGAGTTTGACTGGGTGTTGATCGACGAAGCTCAAGATACCAACGCTTCTCGCCGTGCTCTTGCTCTGCTGATGTTGAAGAGAGGTGGTCGCCTCGTCGCTGTCGGTGATCGTCACCAAGCGATCTACGGCTTTACCGGAGCTGACGCCGATGCTCTAGACCTCATCGGAGCCGCGGTCAACGCCGTGAAGATGCCGCTGACCGTAACCTATCGCTGTCCGAAGAGCATCGTGGACTATGCTCACTCTTACGTGAAACACATCCAAGCTCATGAAACTGCACCTGACGGAGTAGTAAAAAGTTTAGAGGATGGTGTCAAGATTACCCAATCAGCCAAGCCTGGCGACGCCATCCTCTGCCGCTTCAATGCACCTCTCATTCAGACCGCCTACCAGTTCATCGCCGCCGGTATCCCGGCCAAGGTAGAAGGTCGTGAGATCGGCTCCGGGTTGAAAGCCCTCGCTCGTCGCTGGAAGTCAAAGACGTTCAATGCGTTGCTGAAGAACCTTGACAAGCACGGTGACTCGGAGACTGCTAAGTTCCGCGCTAAGGAACAAGAGAGCAAGGCAGTCACCGTTGAAGATCGCATCGAGTGTTTGAAGCTGTTGATCACCCGCGTCATGAACAGCGATCCACACCCCAAGGACCCGGTCGGTTCCCTCTGCAACGAGATCGACAAGATCTTCGAGGACAACGTTACCGGTGAAGTTGTTCTGCTGTCCTCGATCCACAAGTCAAAGGGTCGTGAGTGGACCAACGTATTTTGGTTGCAGACCGGACCCTCGAAGTGGGCACGGAAGGACTGGGAACTTGACCAGGAGAACAACCTCTGCTACGTAGCAACTACCCGGGCAAAGCACCAGTTGATTCTGGTCGATGCTGAAAGAGCAAAGCAAAATGTACAACCTCAAGAAGATGTGTTACCATGAATTTTTGAGGAGAAGTACCGTGAAGAGAACCTTAGCAATCTGCGCTATGATCCTGCTGTTGGTAGGGTGTACGCAACGTACTCAGTTCGGTGAGTGCAAGGGAATCGGTGAAGACCAGAATCCGAAGCTGTCCTATAAGGTTGATGCTTGGAACCTCGTCCTGGGACTCTTCTTCGTTGAGCTGATCGTCCCACCAGTCATCGTCGCAGCCGACGAATTTTATTGCCCAGTAGGCCCCAAGGAAGAAGCCAAGTGAAGACAGAACCTAAGCAAGTCAACCAGTATGACATGATCCTCGCGATGGCTGAGTATCTTCGTCAGCACCCCGATGCACTGCTCTCCAAGAAGCTGAAGCAGTGCAAATCACAGTCCGAACAGATCAAGCTCTTTCACGAACACGGTCTCGCTTAACTTACTTGGTCGAGGGATGTAGATCCTGACGTACGTGGATGTCGACGTCACCGTGACCCTTCGCAGGCATCACCGTGAAGCAAGCATCTTTGCACTTCGGGTAGGTAGAGGGACTCACGAACTCCCAGGTGCTAGGACAAGACTGCTTCACCGCGGTCAAGATCTGAGCCAAGCGCTGGTGCTTGTCAAGTAGATTGTCATCGTCATACTGACAGGTGTAGGTCGCGCAGTTGTCAGGCAGTGACTTCTTGAAGACCTTCCCGCGACCGTCCTGGGTGCAAAAGATCCCATGATACTCTCCCTTGTTGCTGTGGTGGTGAAAGCCGTACTCTTGAGCATGACTCCAAGAGGTGCGGTCATACTTCGTCAGCGAGTGGTAGAAGTCCTTCTCGTGCTCATTCTCTGAGAGCTCCAGTAATTCTCTAAGTAAGTTCATCTCAGCTCCAGATTCTAAAGTTAGAAAAGCGCCACGGATGCTTCTTGTCAAGCGGCTTTCTGAACAACA